TGTACAAACTCTGCCATATATTAGTGTTTTATGATCTTAGATTTATTACGCATAACTTGTGTAATTTCCTCTATTTTAATATTAGATAATCTTATTTTTGCATTTCTTTTAGCCGCAGATTGTTCCCTCTTAAATCTTGACACTAAATATTCAGGAGTGTTAGCTCTAGTAGATAATATAGCGTATGCCATGTATTTATATAAAGCCTCCTCTGCAAATTTATGTACTACCATTTCCTCGTCTGTGCCTAAGCCGTCAGAGATGTATTTTAAAGTAACTATCCTTCCTACGAAGGAAGAGTCAAAGAATATAATTCCTTGAAGCTGATCGATGTAAAAAACCCCATTTGTTTGTGCTTGTTGAGGTGAAATACCGTAACGTCTGCCAAAGTGATTAATTGAAAATCCTCTATTGGTAATATTATCAGATTCATTTCCAATCTCACTATTAGTTGTTGATTGAAATCTTTTCTTTGTCTCTGAGGACTGAGCAGATATGATCTCCTGGTCTTGTTCGTCAAATAGATATTCGTAATTGTTGTCTTGTAGGATAGGGAAAGGGTTGCTAGTGTGCTGAGCTGGGTATATCACGCGTTCTATGCCGCTAGAATCAACCCAAACTAGTTTTACATAGTTTACGTAGTCTTTAGGTAATACGAAGTTTAAATTAGGCCCTACTTCAATCTCTGCGGATTTAACGGAAGGCAATATATCAAAGCTAAATTCTTGAATACCTCGCTGAGCATGAAATGCTACGTCGGTTCTTTTTGCTTTAGGTATGATCTTCTCTTCACCTACGTAAGATATAATGAAGTTATTTATAATATCTTTTATACTGGTAAATTGATAATTACCGTAGTCTTCGTCCCAACTGTTCCAAACATTATCTGGACCTAGGTAGTACTGTTCATCTGTTTGGTTTATTAAGCCCATATATTATGCTTTTTCTTGTTGGATTGTTTCGTTCTCTTCTTGATTCATTACTTGATATAAAGACAAATCTTTTATTAGTATACCAGAAAGCTCTAGTATTTTAATAACAAGTTCTGTTTCTTCAGAAGGATGTAGCTCAAAGTTGACAGAGTTGGCTGCATCGTATAATGGTTCTTGAAAAACTATTTGATAAGCCCACTGCACTTTAGCTGGTTTCTTTATGTATTGAAACTCAACTTCAGTTGGGTCTGTAATCTCTGAATTACCGTATACTCTAATTCCGCTTGTATTTGAAACAAAAATAGGTCTAACGTTTTTAGGTTTTGTTAATGGAGATGAATTTATATATAGAAACTCGTTTGCGTTGATACGCTCAGCTTCTATGTTTTCAGTCGTAGACACCCCAAATGAGTTGGTGGTCGTGTTCTTATATACAACTGATCCTAATCTATATTGGTCTGCTGCCGGCTCAAAGAATAAGCCTGAACGTGTTGGTTGCGCAACAGATTCAAATATATTAATTTTTTCATTTAACAGGGTTAGCATGTCTGAATACTCAGTGCTGTTACCTGGAACTCTTCCGAATTGATTTATATCGTAAAAATATTGTTCGAATAAATCTTCTTGAGCTTGATTGGCAAATAGATTAAATTCTTGAGCGGTTACATAACCTCTTTGCTCTTTATTAAGGATACCAAGCACTCGTTGGTAAACACTGTCTACGCTTATTGCCATTTGTGTATTTTTTTATTATTTATAGTAATTAAGCCACCTTTAAGATGGCCTAACCACTACAAAGGGTAACTTATTTAAGTTTCTTTAAAATTGTTTTGTAAACCTCCATACCTGCATCTGTCTTAAAGTAAGACGCTAATGCTGAATAAGGATGCTCATCAAAAGGAACTGTCATTAACTTTCTTTTTCCATCGCCATATGTGAATGTACGTTGATCTCCTGAGAGTTGTAAGATGCCAGCCTCTACTGCTTTAGCTCCCGTGTTTCTCAATTGTAATGAGTCATCAGTGGCTAATTGAATAAATAAAACTGGATTCCTTTTAGCAAAGATCATTAGATCTCTTTTTAATTCACTAGAAGATAATGTTGTTACTTTTTCACCATACTCAGATCTTAGGATCGCTTCCGCGTGATCGATGTCAAGTGTTTTAGCAGCGTTCAGTGCTTCTAATTCGTATTCAATCCAATCTAATTCGTCAACGGAACTTTGTACTGGATCTAACTCTTTAAATATAATGCCGCTTAATGGGTGATATATAGAAAGTAATTTTTGTAATGATACATTCTCTTTTTTAACCGTTAATGTTCCATCTCTGAAAACAATACGGCCTAATGTAGCTTCTCCTTTTTGTTCGTCGACAAAACAGGATCTTTGGTTTGTTGCATATCGAAGTTCTCTTTGATATCCTGAATCTTTGTCAAAATATAATAGAGGCTTATTGTTGCTATGCTTAGACGCAATTGTGTAAACTAAAGGAGACTTACCTGTTGCTAGGTAATATGTTCTATCTTTAAATTCAAATTCCGGTATAATTTTTTTAGGTGCAGAAACCTTTGCTGGTTCTACATAAGTATTTTCAATTGCTTGAGGAGCAACCTCTGCTTGCTGTGCTGTAGCTTTTTTTGCCATGATATAATATAATTAGATAATTTTTAAAAAGTAATAATTACCCCCGCTAATACAACGAGGGTAACAATTACATTGATTTACTTTTGATTAAGGCGTAACCTTCTTCAATAATACAAAGTTGTTAGCTGCTTGTACACATAAACATCTTTCTGATAAGAAATGAACGTTCATTGCATCCTCGTCGCTTGTATAGTTTCCACCAACAGATCCAGTAATCCAAGACTTCATCTTACGATCGTCAGCTTCAGAAGCTCTGTAACGAGTATGTAAGAATGGTCGTGAAATATTTTTACCTAATTGCTGATCGTAAACTGTAGAAGTTCCAGCTGGTACAACCACACCTTCGATATCTCCAACTAATCCACGAGTAGTGGCATCGTTTAAGTATTTCCAGTCAGTCTTATAGAAATCGTAAGATCCTCTACGGAATCCGCTAAATCCTAAGTTAAGTGCCATATCTTCAGAGTTGTCAAATACACCATAAGATGTACCTCCAGTACCGTAAGAATTTTGAGCGGCTAACATATTGTCAATGCTTAAAGAAGTTGCACGATCTAAGAAAAGCATGTTTTCTTCAATTGCTCCTTGCTTATCTAGTTCTTGTAAGATAGCATCAAAGTCTTCAAGACCTGCTGCTCCACCAAAGTTAGAGTCTGTATAGACAAGACCTCTATTTTCAAGTGCGGCAAAAAGTCCATCAGAACCAGTAAGAGTTGTTCCACCGCCAAAGCTAGCGTCTGCAACCGTAATACCAGCAGCTGACTTTTCAGCTTCTAACATACTCATTTCTAATTGATCCTCAAAACGAATACGTGCTTCGTGCTCAGATTTTAAATACCATAAGTATCCAGATGTTCCAACTTCAGTAGTAACTTCAACCCACCCAATTTGAGCTGTATCAGATCCACTTACATTATACTTGTCTCTAAGGATAATTGGTTTGTTATTAAACTGCTCGAAAGCTGCATCAACAGAAGTACCTGCATTAGACGTTCCTTTTGCATATTCAGAACCATATACGAAGATTTTAGCGGCTGCATGCACTGTAATAGCTGGAGTTGCATATCCAGTTACTGTTAATGTAGCTACACCTGCAACTGTTGCAACAGACTGTACATAAGCTTTTTCTACCACTAAACCATTAGCTGAAGCAACTACGATAGTAGCTCCTGGTCCAATAACATTTTGAGAAACTCCCCCAACTGCTGGGATTATAACTGTTGTAGCTGTAGTCTCAACTGGATCGTAAGCTGCGTGTAATCTTCCTTGCTCTGACCAAACTACTACGTCTGAAGCCATTGGCATTTCTGCTCCTACCATTCTTAAGAATCCAGAGATCGTACGGTTTCCGTAACGCTCTACTTCTTTTTCATACACCTCAGGTAAGAATTGTTGTGTAAAGTCTAAGTCAGCTAGTGTTAAGTAGTTGTCTTGAAATAATGTTTGTGTTGGTCGTGGGACTAAGTGAGCTAATGCTCCTGCGCTCCCAGTAAATGAACCTGCTGCGGCCATAATTTTTTGTTTTTAGTTATTATTTTTTAATTTTGAAGCCATACTTGTTGGTGCTTTTTGACGGGACTGCTTTTACAGAGAATCCGCTGTTGTCACTGACTTTCTCATGAGTGCCTCGAGGACCCATATCAATGTTTTTAGCTTTCTGTACACTTGTTTTCATTGCATCGGCCTTGCCTTGCTCATAAAAATGGTTTGCAATCTTGTCTGCATTCATAGCTGTAAATAAAGACTTGTGATAACCTGCTGCGTCACTCATTTCATTTTTGTCGTTCAAGAACTTCTTGACCAAATTATTGATGTCGCTTTGGGTGTCTTTAACCTGGTCTGCATTGTTTACTTTAAAACGGAACTTCTTTTCACCAACGTTGAAATCAAAACCTTTGAAATCATCGGTAAAAAGCTTTTCTGTTTTGTTCTTAAATACAGACACTTGACTTTCAGCTACTTTAGTTGCTGCTTCGTTTTCTTTACTATATCGATTGAAAAATTCAACCGCTTTTTGTTGCTCTGGGTTTAAATTTACCCCAGCTTTTACTTCGTCGTAATATTTTGTTTTTAATCCCTCTAAGTGATTTTTAGCTTTTGCTAATTCTTCTTTATGGGCTATTTTCTTTTTACGTACATCTCTGTCTTCGTCTAGTTCTTCATCATAAGAAAAGTTGTCTTCCATTAAGAAATCAATTTCTTCCCTGTCTAAATGCGGTTTAGTTGACTCGTAGTATTCCCTTAATAGTTGTCCTTCATTTAAAGAAGCATAATCAGTATTAAGTTTTACGTAGTCCTCTAAGCTTCCGCCTGTATCATTCATGAATTCAACTACCTTCTGTATATTATCTGGTAATTCAATTCCTGAATTTTGTTGTTCAGCGAGAGCTTCGTGTACATCTTCTTGAAGATCTTCTACTTGTTCCTGCACCTCTTCTTCCGTTATCTCTTCAATAAAAGATTCTTCAGCTTGAACAGGTTCTGGCTGTTGAGGTGTTTCATCAGCTATTACCTCAGGTGTTTCAGCTACTTCTTCTACAACTACGTCAGGAGCCGTAACAGCTTCTTCTGCTGGTTTATTTAATTCGTCTAGATTAACTCTAATGACGCCATCATCATACGACAATGGTTTTTGTTCCTCTTGAGGAGCTTCCGCTACTACAGGAATTTCTTGTTCTTGTTCTTCTGCCATGATAAAATATTATATAATTGTTATTATTATTATTACCTAGGCCCAAAGGAACCTAAGTTAAAATCTCCGCTAAGTATATCGTTTCCGCTGGATTCGAAGTTTTTTGGAGGTAAATCATTCTGTCTTTGATTTATTAATTCACTCTGTTGTGTAGCTTGTAGCTTAGTTCTTTCGTCTTTTCTATCTTCTTTATCTGTTACTTCAGTTTTCCGACCTTGAACCTCAATACCTTTAAGCTGCATATTCATTTGGAATTCTAATTGCATCAACTCTTTTTTCAAAGAAGCTTCTTGTATTAATTTTTGAGCATCTATTTGAGCTTTTGCTTGCTCTAATGCAATTTTTTGTTGGATTAAAGCTTGTCCTTTTTGCACTTCTGCTTGAGCCGCTACTTGTTGTGCTTGTGTGTTTGCTTGTGCTTGAGCTTGTATATTTTGCTGCTGCATTTGCTGATCCTTAATCTGCTTCTCGTTCCTTCTTATCTTTAATAATTGATTAGCTAGCTTTAAGTTTTTAATTTCCCTAAGATCAATTGCATCAGTTAAGTCTATAAGACCACTTTGAACAGCTGCTTGAATGTTGTTTTCAAGAACAGCCCTTTGCTCTTCATCTGGTTGAAGCTCAATAAATATACCAAAATCATATAAGTATAGATCGCTCATCTCTTCAAGCACTGCTACATTTTGATTACCTATCTTGTGTATAAATGCTTCCTTTGTAGGTGAGTATTCTAGTATATCTGATATCCTTAATGATAATCCTTCACATAAATCAGACGTTAGATATAAACTACCATCCAATATATGTCTTGTTGCTGTATTAGAGTTTGCTGCAGCCATTTTTTGCACACCAACTAAAGCTCTAGCATCTGGAGTGCTGCCATCTCTTGCTTCGTTTAACCCCGTAACATCTCTTATCATTTGCATGTAATAGTTGTAGTTGGTTATTAAGCTTTGCATTTTTTGCCCACCCGCTCCTGTTGTAATTTCTTGTATTGGCACTTTACCAGGATTCATATCACCATCTTGAGTGAACGATCTACCTATAACAGAACCTGTTTGAAAGAACATATTAAGCGCTTCTTGCGGGTTGTAATTAGTTCCATTGCCAAGATCTACTTCAGCTAATCCGTCTGCATCAAGATAAACACCATCAGGCACCATTCTTGACATTACTTGTTGTAACTTTAAGTGAGTTAATTGAATCATATCCGCAAAACCAGTTATACGGCTTACTATTGATTCTATTCTACCTCTATACATTCTAGGCGCCACGATGCTATAATTCATCTTAACCTTAGTGTAATCGCTCTTAGGGCGAATCATATTTTTTGCTAATTCCCATTTAAGCATTTCTCCACCTAAAACTTTTACTCCTTCGTAAACAACTTCCAAGGATTTAGATAGCTTAGTTATCCCGTACTCCTCATATAATTCTTCAGGCGGATTAAATTCATCTGTTTTAGGAATTATTTTAGCTGCTCCTGTAGCAGTTTCCTTAACCTTGTAAACTTCATTTGAAAAAGTCTTGTAATTAAAGTAAAGAACCTGAACAGTATTTGAATCGTCATAATCCGAATTACTAAGGGTTCTGTCATAAAAACCATTGTTGCTTGTATTTTGACCTGCTATTTTTTGTAGATCATCATTAGTTAAGTGAGGGAATTGTTTTTTAAGTTCGTTTAAATGAACTGCTTTAACTTCCCCTACGTAATATACGTCATCAAAATATGGAGAATCCGTGTAAGACCACACTAAGGTTACGGGGTCCACGTAATCAACCAAAGCTCCCTCTGCTTTGCTAAAGGTGTTTTTCACAGCGCCAATACCAATAGTCGTTAGATCATAGTTACATCTTCTTTTAGTTAAATCATATTTATTACCATCTAATAAAACATTTAAAGCCTGCTCTTCTGCTAATTCAACTTGCTGCTTATAACTTAGTTGCATGTGCAGATCTAGCTCTTCCTTATTTTTAGGTAAATCTTCAGGGTTGTTTTCAAATAAATTAACCCCAAATTCTGCTTTAGCAAATTCATTTAATTCTTTAGTCTGCATATCTCTAATAAGAGATTCCATATACTTAGTTCTTTTGTTAACGCCGTATGGATCTTGAGAGTATGCTTTTATATCAAATTGTCTATCTGAAATTCCATTAACAACTATATCTACAAATTTAGGTATAATTGGCACAGGCTTCCAGTCTAAATTCAAATATGATAAATCACCATTGATTGATAACTCATCTTTATATTTTTGAATTGGCTGCTCTCCTCGAGCGTACAATCTAAGATTATGAAAGGTTGCTTGGTTACTTTTGAACCTGCCGTTCCCATTATCGGAACTAAACCATTCATTTTCTATAGCTCTACCAATAGTGGTCCCGTAGTCTAATGACATTTTTTCTTGGTCACTAGCTATTTGGCTTGGAAAATAACTTGTTATAGGAGTGGTAGCCATATTTTTATTTTTTCATTATTTTTGATAAACCACCAGTGTTGGTGTATTTAGCTATTTTTAAATTTATTTTATTCTTTTCTACTTGAGGTCGTGGGTGGTATAAATGTCTATTGCAAGCCATTATCGCTAACCCCGAACTTATTGCCGCATCAAACTTCGTTCGTTTATTTATATCAAACCCCGCCCAATCGTTTAGCGTTGTATTAAAATACATTGCTCCATATTGTCCATCTGATTGTAAACCAACGTGTTTGTCAATATACGTCTCTATAGCTGCTGCGTGAGCTTGCTTTATATCTTCACTCGAGTTAGGCATACCGCCAATTTCTCTTTCAGTTACTGATAGCTTGTTCCAAAGCTTATCTGGTCTATTCATTGAATAACCTCTGTATCCTCTTCTTTTAAAGTAGTACAATAACCTAGGTTTATTATTCTCTGCTAGTATAGGCATTCCATAAAATATGCATGCCATTAATACGTCTTCAAAAAATATTTCAGCAGTTTGAGGTCTAGCAATATATTCTAAAAAGAAAGTATTAACTGGATGATCCTCCATACTGAATTTAGTTAACCCATGCAAAGCTCCTTTGGAACCTTGACCATCTGTTGTTCCAGATATATCATAACTATCACAGCCAAATGCACCCATGTGCTCATTGCCTGGGCTTTTTAATCCATTCTTTACTGTTTGTCTATTCTGTAAAGCACTGCTTGGAACCCACGATATTTTAAATCTTCCACTTGGATTTGGTGTAAATATAACAGTTGAATCTTTAATTCCGTTAGCCCACTGAAAATTGCCAGTAGTAACTACATTTGTATTACCAAGATCTTCGTTATAATCTATTTGCTCGTATATCTTAACTAAGTTAAATATACTGTTTTTTGTTTCATCTCTAAAAGCGTGTTCCTCTGTACGCGGAAACTGTCTATAGAATTCATTTAAAGCATCCTGGTCTCCTTTTAAGCCATCTGCTTCATTATCCCAGTGTTCTATAACTCCGACGTCTATAACGTCTCCTAATGGACCTAATACTGTTTCCTTAGGCGTATTGAATACAGGCATTCCATATTCATCTATAAACCCTTCGTAATTCCATTCCATTGGAATAAATAAAGAATATAAACCAGAAGCTGTTTGCCCGTTTCTGTTTCTTTTTGTTACACTGGAATTCCCATATAACTTTTTAAAATTAGCTCCTCCTTTATCTAAGGCATTTGAGGTTGAACCCATCATACACTTACCGATAATTCTAGAACCTAATCGTAAACACGTTTTTGTTACTCGCCAGTTATTTAATATATTATCTGGTCTTTCCCACTTTCCACTTTCATCGTGTACTAGTAATTTTAATTTTTCTCCATCATAGGAGTTGTCACCAGTGTTTTTCCAATCTATTGTGGTATCGAGACCTTCGAGGACTTCGACACTTTGTTTATTTTGTATTGATTTTCTTGTTAGTCTGGATGCTGGTATCCTATACGCCAATTCCGTTTTCGGTCTATCCATTCCGTCTTGTATTGGTTTGAAAAAGAACGGGTAGTTAACCGATATGGGTACGACTTTATCCGTGAACATTTTCTTCGCATCGGAGCCAGATTTGGACAATATCCCAAACCGTGCATCACTTGATATGGAGGCCATGTTGACAGTCTCTCCGGATGCCATGAACGAAAATCCAGAACGTCTGTTTTTGAGATATGACATGCCGTAACATCTGCTGTCTGCTTTGCAAGCTTCCCAGAATATAAAGAATAATCTATTTGCTTCTCTAAAGTCTGGTCGCCCAACGTCAATTTTACTCCACTGCAGGTACATAAAATGAGTACCAGTAATGTAAGTAGCCACGCTCTTATTATTGAACCAATGGCCTTCGTCGCGTCTTTTAAATTGTTCATCTATATAGGGTTCCCATTTATTTTGAAAATCTTCAGGATATTCCCTCCAGTCAAATATACTTGTTACCGACTTTAATTCTTTAGGATATTCTTCAGCTTTCCATTTGTTATTAGCTTCGTCTACTTTAGACGGGGTCTTAGGTAATGCTATTTTTAGATTTTGTATATTATATATATCACCTATCTGTCCTGTTTTGCTTATAACAACTAAATCATGTTCTTTGTTATAACCATATTCCCACTTCTTAGCTTTATTTAGCCTGGATATTGTAGTTAATTTAACAGGGGTTATTATTTTATATAATGATTGCTCGTACATTATGTAGATCGTTTTTCAGCAAACCCTTTAAAAGCTTTTTTCTCAACTTCTTCTTTAGGCTTGTTGTTCAGCATATCCTCCTCCTCTTGTATTCTAGTAAGTATTTCGAAGGCATCAAATATAGCGAGCTTCTTTGTGGCAGCAGCATTCTTAAGTCTGTCAGCTGATATATCTTCACCTGAGTCAACGATCTTTTCTCCCGCTACCTTTATTAATTCCTCAACTGCTCTATGTCCAGCTTGGATTATATTCTTCTTCGTTTCCTTGATGTTCATATTTGATTGTAATTGATTTGGTGGGTACTCTATAAACTCTATCTTTATCGATAACAAATTCATATTCCGCCCCTGGCTTAAAGCCAATTAAGTCTCCTTTAGCTACACTTTGAAGTTCTGGATCCTTACTATATAAAATTCCAACACCCTCTTTTTCGAAGTCAGTTGAAAACATCTTTGTTTCTTTAATTGGTTTAACAAAGTTAAAACCTTCTCTGCTCATCCAGCCGCAGCAACGCTTGTAAGCGTAAACCTGCCCATCATCAGCAAAATAAATATTGTCCTTATAATAAGACTTACTGTTTTTTTCAACACCTCTGATGTCTTTAAAACGTCTAAACACATTGTGATGAACTATTACCTCATCACCAACTTCAATATCTGTTTTAATTTCAGAGGGTACTGCTATTACTTTACCAACTCTATTTGAGTAATTATGGTTATGCAATTCAGTATTTAAAATAAGCTCGTTACCTTCTATATTTTTTTTGTTGTTGTATCTTTCTCCTACTGGTTCTATAATAAAATCATATAGAGCCTTCATTAATACTGGAGATCATATTCTATGGCAATAGCCATATTTTTATTAAAATCTTTCCAAGGTAGAACCTCATCTTTTTTCTTTATATATATTGAGTACTTTGAATCTTCTTCAATTATATTAGCTATAATATGACCACCATACACTTCCTGTCCAACAGAATAGTGCATGGCGTCAGTTTTATAGTCTCTGCCGATACTAATTTTTCGTATCAACTTCCTCTTCTTTGATATCACCTGTTTGGATATCTACAGATACTTGACCGTATACTTCCTCTAATTGCTTTTGGACTTCTGCAAGTTTTACCTTAGCGTCTTCCATAGAATGTAGCAGCTCATGCTTCTGAGCTTCCAAGCCTCCTATTTGCAATTGAATACTGTTCATTGCGTTCACTGCTTCTTGTAATCCTTTTAATTCTTCTTGTGTTAACTTTTTTGACATTTTATTTGATTTAATTGTTATTACTTATATTATTAATCACGTATTTTGGCTAATAATTACTTTTTCAGTTAGCATATCCTTTCAAACTGCCATTGAGTGCCGTTAGGTCCGGTCGCTCTAACTGTAACGAATGGGGTTGTCTGATAATCAGCTGAAGTATAAATCCACCACACTAATTGTTGATAAGGCGAAACTAGAGGATTTGCAATTCCGGTAGCTTGAGAGTATTCAATCCCTCTGTCTGGTATAGTCCCCTTGTTATTTCCAATGAATTGCGTTAAGGAGGTTTGACCCTCTGTAGGTACAACATTAGAAGGTTCAGTCCCGTATACATTATCAAAAGGCCCAGAGTTCGAATTTGCAGCCATACCCGTTGTCGCTACTTTAGTTCCGCTGGAATTACCGTGAATTATTTCAAGCTTATCTGGTATACCGTAAGCTGTAAATTGCAGAGTTATTATTCCTCCTGATGGATCTAAAGCTATAGTGTTATCTGTTATGCCTAATCCTCCAGGTTGAGCCGTAGTATTACAGGGGATTCCTGTGTCATCTCTATCTGGCCACCAAACCCCGTTTAATATTGCAGACCAATTCATTATTGAATAGCTACAATATCCGCAACAGTAGTATTAGCTCCTGTTACAATAGTACTTACAATGCATGGTAAAAAGCTACCATTCGGAATGTTTTTAAATACCACTGGAATATCTGGTGAGCCCATTAAGGTAACCTCTATATTTCCTCCGCTACCTAAATATAACGCGCAGTTTCTAACATTTGTAGTTCCTGCAACAACTGGAAACGCATTTGTTCCAAAGTCTGGTTGATTGTTAAATTGTCCCATTATTTATTTTTGTTATTTATTATTGATTTTCCTTTTTCCCAAGATCTTCCTACAAAATAAGC